CTGGTTGGAGACGATGGCGGGGTAGCCATTGATCTCGCCGTTCTCGAACACGAAGCCAGCAGCCACAGCCGAGGCGGACTTGGCGGTGGACTTCAGGGCGCCGCGGGCGGCGGCGTTGATGATGTAGCGCATCGAGCCAGCGTCGGCGTTGGCCGTCGCCACATCGGTCTCCATGCCGATGTACTCGTCGAAGGTGCCGTAGGTGGAGATGGTCTGGCTGCCGATACCGGTGGTGTTCACCAGGCCGAGGGGCTGGTTGGAGGAACCGGTGCCGTAGATGCCGGCGCGGTCCAGCTCGAGGGCGATCACGCGGGTCAGGTCGTTACGGACCATCGCTTCCACGTCGATCGAGGCCTGGAGCAGCAGGCGGCGGCTGTAGTCGACGAAGGCGCCCACGGTCTTGGGCGTCATGTTGACTTGGTCAATCGCCTGTTGCGATTCGGTGGGAGCCACGTTCTCGCCGACCCAGTAGGCGGTGGAAGCGGAGCTCTGACGGGGGATGCTGATGTTGCCCTGCAGGCCGCTCAGCATGGTCACGCCGGCGTTGGCCAGGGCGAGGCGGTTGCGGAGCAGGTCGATGAAGGAGCCGCTGAGCAGCTCGTCGGCCACCAGGTTGCCACCGGCGGAGGGGAGGCCGGCGGTCAGGTCGCGACGCAGCACCTCGTTGGGCACCACGATGCCGTTGGAGGAGCGCTCGTACTTGGCGGCGGCAGCGCGACCGACTTCGATTTCGAACTCGGCGGCGCGGCGAGCCGAAGCGTCGGCCGGGTTGGCCAGGTAGTTGAGAGCGCGGACGAAGCTGAAGCGCTTGGTTTCTTTGTCCGACAGGCCCACGTCGTTGGTGGTCAGGTCGGTGGAGCGGATGGGAGTTTCCACGGGGGTCGAGCCGAGTTTGTCGAGGACAGCAGCGCGAGCTTCGTCGATGGAGCGACCTCCGTCGATGAGCTCACGGGCCAGGTCTTGCAGCTGGTGCTTAGCACCGAGGGCGGTGATGGCGGCAATCCGGGTCCGCTCGGCCTCAGCGGCCTGGGACCGGATCACCTCCAGATCAGGGGTGGTTTCCATTTCGGGAATGGGGGTAGATGCGGTGGTGGCCGCTGGGCGGATCTCCTGCTTAGCAGGCGCTTCGTTCTCGATCTTAGGGCTGGAGGGTTGTAAGCACTGATCGGTCGTAAGTAGAGAGCGTCCGATTCCTACGCCCGGGTCAGCTGGGATAGAGACGACGCTGATTTCGTGCGGTTGCCATTTTGTGGCGACGTAGTCACCGCCACGCTCCTCCATCTTGTCGATGGCGTAGCCGAAGCTGATGCCGCGCAGGATGCCATCACGCACGTCGCTTAGTACTTCCTGGGCGAAGGCGTTGCGGGAGAAGCGGACTTTGGCGTAACCGCGCTTGTCCTTGGAGTCGATCCAGGCCCGCTCCACCACACCCACGACTTTGTCGGGATTGTGGTTGAACAGCAGAGGGGCGCCGTCGTTAAGGCGAGCCAGGTCTGCTGCGTCGGCTTCGTGGCTAAGTACTTCGTTTCCGAAGTAGCGAGCTACTGGGAACTCGGAACTGAAGGGGAACTCGAAGCTGCGGTTTTCGGCGTCAGCTGAGGTAGCGGCTAGGGAGCGGAAGATTGTGGCTTCCGTACGGGTAAGCCGCTCAGCAGAGCTGCGATCAAGGGGATCCATATTCCTAAGGGGGGCAATTTTGCTTAGCGTAGAGAAGCGGTGGCCTACCAGAGTCTCGGTGGCGTTCCAGCCGTCGGTGCCTTGGCGGTAGATGCGGATGAGGGCGGCGGGGTCTTCCTCGGTGGCGTTGATGCTGAACTCGGAGTCGGGTACGCCAAGGGTGCCCTGGCGCATGACGTGTTCGATGCGGCCCTGAGCTGTGCCGCCGGAGCTCTGCCAGCGCACGAAGTCACCATTCTTGAGCTCGTCGGCCTTAGCTCGCTCGGCAGTGTCGTCGCTTAGCTGCTTGGCGTTCGTGGCCTCCTCAAATTGGATCGGCTCATAGTTGTGACTACTTAGCCATTCCCTCGCCTGCTTAGCGGTGAAGCGGTCGAGCTTGAAGCGGATGGCTTGGAGGTCGGCGCCGGATTCGCCGGACTTGATGCCGAAGATGAAGTCGATGCCGCGGCCGGCAGCGTTGTTGCGGCGACGGAAGCGGTCGTAGGCCGAGGGGTCGCGCAGGCGAGCGGCGTGCTCGTTGGGGTACGGCCGGCCGGATTCGGTCTCGGGAGCCTCGCTAATTAGGCGCTCGGGGATGATCCAGAACTTGCAGACGCCGGCCGGATCGATGTCGCCTTCGACGATTTCGCATGCGCGGGGCCCGGCGTAGAAGGCGCAGTTGGCGCAGACGAGGCCCTTGTCGGCGAAGGGGCTCTCGGCCATGTAGTGCGCACCGTGAGCGCCGGAGCCCTGATCGAAGCTGCCGAGGTCTTCGGTGACGTCCTCGAGGGCCTCGTAGAGGGCAGCTTGAACAGCGCTGAGTGTGGGGTCGAGTTCGCGTTCCGCTACGGCTTCGCTTACATCGGGCATTGCGGTGTCGGGGGTGCTGCGTTCATCTTGATCCATCCGACTTACTAAGGCGTCGCTCCAGGTCTTTCCTGGGTCTCCACCCCATGCAGCCCAGGCGACGCGCCCCGGTGAGGGGTAGCCAGCTTCGCCCGGGCGGAAGCCCTCGGCACGCTTGTCAACCTCATGTCGTGCGAACCACGCGCTCATCGTGCGGACGGTGTCGCTACTAAGGGGGTTGCCGCTGAGGATTTGGGAGGCCCGGCGAGCGGCGACGCCAGTTCCGCCCTTGTGGCCCTTGGCTTTCCAGTCGCGGTATCGCTGCGCTTCCTCGCGCATCGACTGCGTAGGCACGGTGTCCATAAGAAGGTCAGGCAGTAGAGCAGCGTGGAAACTCAGGGGCTTACGGGGCCAGGTGAGGTGTCACCTAAGGACGCATCAGGTGAGGCGGCGAAGAGATCGCCTTGCTTAGGGGTGGCGTGAATGATGTCGCGGTCGAGGGTGACGCCTAGGTCGGTAGCTAAGGCGGTTTCGCGGGCGATCTCAGCGAGGTTGTCGTCGAAGTCTCCACCGGACTGGGCGATGATCTGGGACTTGGTCATGTAGCCGGCCTGCTCGGCTTCGCGGTAGGCCTTGACTTCCTTGAGTGGATCGACCCAGCTCCAGCCACGCGGCATCCACCTAGGTGTGTCGTACCGCTCAGGACGCAGCTCGTAGTCAGTAAGCGGTAGCTCCCCACTAAGCACCGCGAGACTCAGCCACTCGCGGAACACACGCATGTGCAGATTCTCGATTAGGTAGTTCTGAATTACGCGCCAATGCTCCCTGTCCTCTAAGAGACTCAGGCGAGAGGAGGAGTAGTTGGTCTCGCTGAAGTCGCGGCTGAGGGTTTCGTAGGAGCAGCCGAAGCCTGAGGCGAAGCGGCGGATCTTGTTGCGGACAAACATCTCGAACTGCTGGTCCGGCGCATCAATTGATGGCACCGTAACGCCCTCACCAGGAGCTAAGTACTTGAACGTACCAGGTTCAAACTGACTTATGCGTTGGTTGTTTTCGATGTCGTCGGGGGTTAGTTCGCCTTCGTTGTTGGTGATGAAGCCCATCAAGGAGGCGCCGGCGCGGGCCCGGATGACGGCGGCCTCTTCGTAGCCCTGCAGCTGGTGGGCGTCGAGCATCACGGGGTGGTACCAGGGCACACCACGGTTCTGGAAGGGCCGGTCCGGCAAGTAGAGGTGGATGACCTCGTCAGCACTTAGGAAGACGTGTTTTTCGTTGCGCTGCGGGGCGGCTTGGAACCAGTAGTCGCCTGGGTGGCGGGTGAGGATGGCGTAGCGGACGGGGCGGCCCCACTCGTTGACCTCGACGCCGTTACGCCACTCGTTAGCGGGGTTGAGAGTGGCGCCGTTGTACTCCTCGTCGATCAAGTCGCTTTCAAGGACCTGAAGGGCGAGTGGGATCTTGGACTTGCCAAAGGGCCGACGCACCAGGCGAATTAGGGCTTCGCCGGATTCGGGGAGGGCGCCGGCGACGATCCACTCGATCTGGTGGAAGCTGTAGCGGCCAGCGACGTCGCAGTTGGTGGCGCGGGTCCAGGCTTCCCACTTGGCCTCGATGAGCCGGTTGATGCGGTCGTCGCGTTTGTTGCCGCGGAGCTGGAGGACTTGGCTTTGGAGCTTGATGCCCGTGCCGATGACGTTGATCTGGGTGGTGCGCTTGGCCTGCTTGGCGTAGGGGTTGTTGCGGACCAGCTCGCGGGAGCGGTCGCGCAGTTTGCGCAGGCTGGTGCGGATTTCGGCGTCGGCGCTCGTCTGAGAGGCGAGCCAGTCGGCCGTAAGGCGCGAGATAAGGGCGCCTTGGTATTGGCGCTGCCTACGCGGCTGAGCTTGCGGGGCCGGTACGACTGCGGCGGGGCTCAGTGGCGTCGGGGTTTGGGTGCGTTGCCGCTTGCGCTTCTTAGCCATCAGCCGAACCTCACGAACATGTTGCGGGGATTGCCTAAGCCGTTGGCGCTGAGCTCGGCGGCTTGTTCGCGCTTGACTTCGGCCTTAAGACGGCCTTCGAGCTGGATTAGCTCGGCTAAGTCGTAGCGCTTGATGCTGCGTTGGCCGATCCGGTATTCCTTGACGCTGCCGCCGCTGAGCAGGGTGCGGATGGCGAGTTGGACAGCCTCTAGGTCTTTTTGGGCTTGGGTGCGGCCGTCGTAGGCGGTTGCGGTGCCCGTATAGGAGAGGGAGGGGCTGACGGTGGCGGAGCCGGAGCCGATGGTGACGACAGCGCCGGTTTTGCTGGCGATCGCCTGCCAGTACCAGGTGCCGGCGTCGAAGGCAGCGGAGGTGACGGCAGGGATGGTGAAGGCCCAGCCGGTGCCGTAGGCGGTGCCGACAACGCTGGCGGCCTCAGCAGCTGTGTTGGTGCGCAGCCAGTAGGTGAGGGTCCAGGTGGAGCTGTCGATGGGATCGCCGAGGTTGTCGGTAGTCGCGTCGTCCCTCCACTGGATGGTGTCGCCGGCTCTGATGGTGGATGGGATGT